TCTCAGACATCGTGGCTATTTCGTGAGCCAGCTTTGCTTTCTGATCTTTGTCCTCGATGAACTTATCTAATAGCCCAGATACGGGGCCAATCAATGCTTGTATCATTCCTTTGGTGTCCTTGCTTCTTTGCCAAGATAGATGCCATACACGCCGGTCATCACGCCCATGATGACGCTGACAAACGCAGACTGTTGCGTTGTAGGTTGTTCAAGATTCATGAACCATTCTGCACAACGCCAACTCATAGCTACAGATGCAAGCATCGTGAGCTTTGCTGTAAGATTGAACTTGAGATATTTGTTAAACCAATCAGTCATCAAATAGCCCTCGCGATTGTGGTAAACAAAAGAACAAATAGCCCGAGGGTGACAAGTATAATCGCCGTGACGATAAGGAACGTCTTTGCTGCCTCTTCTCTCTGGTGCTTAAGCCTCTGAGCCTCCCGCCTTGCCCTCTTCTGGGCCTCCTTCTTCTGGCGTATCGCTTCATTATGATGGTTCAATATCTCCTGCCATGTCGACGGCTGGTCGGCTGGCTTAGGCCAGCGCATATTTATCATGGTGGCGATCTCTTGCATTTGTTCATTCAAACGCTTCGCTTCCAATACAGCGTCAATTGAACTACGGATGCCTATGTCTGTGCCAACCCCGGCTTGTTTGTTTCGCTCCTCGTTTAGTTTCTGTTGTGCGGAGAAGAGGGTGCTTATCTGATCTCCGATTTCAGCCACCGATTGAACGTCATTTATTCTGGCTTTGATAAAAGAGATTGCGTTCGAGGCCGCAGTTACCGCAGCGATTGCCGTGGTAATTGGCTCCATCTATTTCTTAGCAGTCTTCTTGGGACGGCCCTTCTTCTTAACTGCAACCGTAGGCTCAACTTTCTTCTTTGGCTTAGGCCGCAGCTTGGGGTTCAAGTCATATAGTGTCGGCATCAAAAGTCTCCCAATTCCATGAAACCATTTGTTCAATATCTTTAACATACCTCTAGTCCTTGTACAGATAAATTAAATTGCGTCAGGCCAGTCATTGATCGGAGCGTTACCAGTTTGCTGACCATCTTTCATTGGCACATCGTACAGAGCCATAAACGCAGCCAGATCAGACGCATTGGTTATGCTTGTCTCGATTGCCGCACAAGCCGTCCTGACGGAATCACGATAATTAGTTATTGTGCTAGGGATTGCCGTGGACTTTTCAGCGTTGCGAGTAACATACCAATCATAAGGGGCAAGCAAGCTAGCCGCTTGAGCTTTGGCTGTTTCAATCGCCAGAGTCTTTAGCCCTTTGGTCACAAGCTGGTTGCCGTCAGGCCCATTGACAGGATTACCATCTTCGTCAACCTCGTTAACATCCGTCAGTGATCTAGGGATTAACTCACCATCAGCATTACGCCCCCAATAAAACCTGTTGTCGTGCGGCGCAACATCATCTTCCCAAGTCAGCCCCTTGGCACTCTTTGTGTCATCATCCCAAACACTCCAGTTCGCAGGGTGTTGGATGCCGTTATTATCGACCCAAGCTTTGCCAACTCTAATTATTCTTCCGCTGTATTTCCACGGCATGACTGTCTCCTATCGTGCATTAGCAAATTTAAAGGGTTGATCGGCAAAGGCTAAGTAGATGAAAGTTTTGCCTGATGAATTATAACCGCCAGATGTATTCCTAAGTTTTACACCATTAGCTACAAAATCCATGAATGTGCTTGATGCCTCTGTACCAGTAGAACTAGCTCTAAGCCTTTTTGTTACCACATTATCGGGGTCACGGACGCTATCCCAAATTTCCCAATGCTCCCCCGCATCATCTTTATTACGTATCATAATCCAAGAAACACGGAATCCTACATGAATAAATGGCCCGTCTGCATTTCCGTTCCCAACATAGCTGCCTGCTTTACACGCACCTTCAAGATTTGCGAACACATACCCAACATACGTATCGCCTGATGCGTTTATGTAATCTGATGAGCTAACCGAAAAAACGCTTGTTGTTGGTGATGTTAGCCAAAAATTAGAACTGGTTACGGCTTGAGTCATATTCAAATACATCTCGCTGCCTGTTCCCAGAGCTTCGTGATAAACTGTCCAACCGAGGTCGGTGTTTCTACGCTTTACTAATATCATAGACGGAACTTTTCCAAGCCCATGTCCAATAGTCGCACCGCTATTGCCGTCACCTGTCCAAGTGCAAATAGACATATATTCGCCAGCAGACACGCTTGATGTAATGCTGCCATCACTGTTACTAGCTGCTGTACCGCCAGCCTTCCAGTTCCACATAACATAAGTTCGACTATTGAAATACAACTCACCAGAATCAATAGATGATTCGACAATTTGCATCCCATCTGCATTAACTGTAACAGTGGTTCCAGTAACTCCGTTTGCACCCTCTGCACTGATGGCATCTGATACTAAAAACTTATCTGTCATACTGGTGTTACCGCGCACCGAATCAAATAAAAGGTTACGCTCAACATCATCTCTATTTTTTACCCAGCTAAAATCTGGTTGAAACCCAACGCCAGTAATATTGTATGTCCCGTTTGAACTAGCTGCTGTATAAAGCACCGTATTGAAATGCTCAGTGCCATCAGTGATTGAAGGATCGGGTAAGTTTTGAGAACACAAGGCAAGGAAACCACTCGGCGGTGCGTAGGCAAAAGAGCCGTGACCATTGCCATCAGCGTTAGAGTTGGCCGTAGCTTTTGCACCAGAAAAAGAACTGTCTTGTCCAAAATTCCAAACAGTAATAGATCCTGCACCGTTTGAGCCATCTCCAACATCAAAAACGTAACCAGTAGCGTCTTTGGAAATAGCACCTTGCGTTGAATTATTTTTATAAAAGGTAACTTCGTTGTCGTCTGTGTTTACAGCTATACCGATAATATCCCCTGCTGCAAATGTAGCCCCATAACTGGACGATGAGGCATTAAGATATTTGTAACCATTAGCACTATAATAAGCTATACCGTCTGTTGAATCATACCATGAACCGCTGGTTCCAGAGACGTATGCCGCAGGATTATTAAGGGCTATACCCACTGAACCTGCTGCGTTTTCTATATAAACTTCAGCATACCATTTACCACTAGGCGGTATCGCAAACGTAGTACCCCCTGAACCATAATTAGAAGTCGGAGTTGTTACTTTTAAATTGCCCTCACTATAAGTGTGACCACCGTATGTAGATTTATTATATAAAGGGTTCCATGTACAAAAGTTATTCGTGGGAACATCAGGCACACTATCCCGATAATCAAGATTTACAGGTGTAAAGTGATTGCCGTTTGATGATACATCCTTGAAGAAAGCTGCTTCACGAGTGTCGGCAAAGGCCATATATAAAACTGTCGCACCACTATCTGATATATAACCATTATCATTAAAAGTATTACCGCTGAAAGTCATTTGAGAGTTTGTAGTTTCAGCAGCATTACTGTTTGCGCCAAGCATTTGGAGATTTTGACTTTGACGAGTGTTATCAAATATAGCCCAAGTACCGCCGTTAGTTCTTCGCAGCATAACCCATGCTGGTTTAAATCCTACGTCAATTGCTTGCGACCCACCATTTCCTGTGAATGACCCAAATTTTGAATATCCAGATACCTCTGCCCAACAATAAAGAACCATACTATCTCTATTGACATATTCATAAGTACCAATATTGACGACCGTGCTTGAAGGGCTGTCTGTCCAAATAATACTACTAGAGGTGTTGGCAGCATTACCATCAAGTCTAAGATATGAACCCCCACCGCTGTTAGCACTCTCATGATACACAGGCCATTCAGTGGCTGAATCCCTGTTTTTTGCAATGATCCATTTTGGTGCAGATGAAAGCCCATGCGCGACTGAACCAGCAGTTTGTGTACCCTCAAAAGTTACGATAGAAAAACCTCTAGCAGTGTTAGCAGATATTCTGGTTGCTGGTATTGTGCCAGCTAATGCAGAACCCAGATTAGACCCATCTATTTTAACTGACCCTGCGGTTGGAGTAGCCCCTGCACCAGCAGAGTTATCCGCTGTTGGTGTACCGCCAGCTTCCCAAGCCCAAGCAACGTAAGTATTTGCTGAAAATGTAGATGTACCGTAATTAAACCCGTCATTTTCTAGAGTAAAATAACCAGCACTTTGCGCTGATTCTGTATTTGTAAGATTGGTGTACAGAATATTATTATCGCCACGAACACTATCAAATAGCTGGTGACTTTGCGTTGTGTTTCTCGCTTTGGTCCAAACGAAATCTGGGGCGAAACCCAAGCCGCTGACACTTTCCGCTGTACTAGATTTAGCAGTAAAGGTAGCAGTATTGAACCCCTCAGAAACCACATCATCTTTGAATGTCAGATGAAAACCATTGGTTCCGAATGTCAGGCCGGATGTGTCCTTGGGCGTCCAGATACCCTGAGCCGTTTCGCCAAAGCTGTCGGGGCCAAGGCTTTGACCATCGCAGTAATTGACTTCTGCCATGTAGCCATCATTGTAGTTACTGGTAAAATTACCAATTCTGACAGTTGACGTGTTTACACTGGTGCTATTAGCAGTTTGGTTCATGATGTGCAGATTAGAGTTTTGAGACGGATAAGTTGAAGATGAAAAACTTGTTTCCTGAACTCCGTTTATATAAAGCCTAGCCCGATCTGCTGCGGTTGACTGTGTTGTATCAACCCTGAGAACCAAATTATGCCACGCAGATGTATCACGAAACTTTCTGTTAGTCTGCAAAAGCAAATCAGTACCGGGGCTACCACTGCTACCATAATCATAATCGTTTATGTAAATAGTGTCATCGTAAACTAAAATGTAAAAATGATTAGCTCCAGCGTTGTCACCTTGATTATACAAAATTTGAGAAACATTAGTGCCGCCGCTAAGTTTTGATAATTTAAACCAGCATGAAAACGTTGACTTTTTTCTATCTCCATTGCTTGTAATTGTTCTGGTTAAATATTGAGAATCGTCATCATTGAACTTTATTGATTGGTCAAGCAGATGGCTGTAAAAGCCTGTGCTTACTTCACCTGCGCCTTGTGCTTTAATTAAAGACATCTGTAATCCTTATGTCAAAGCAGCCGATGCCGATACCAAAATACTATTGCTGCCGCTAGCCGCGCTACAATAATAAGCTAAATGGTATGTGCCTGTTGCTGAAATAGCCGTTAATGAATCTGCGCTTATTGCTACATCAGCGTGGGCTGCAATCGTGTGGTTGCCACCATTCACAAACATGATGTTACCTGACTGCCCAGCGGCTGCGTTTGTAAAGGTCAGCGTCAAACCACCAGCCGTTGTGCATTTGAAATCATTGCCCACTGCAAGGTCAAAGCTGCCATCATTGTCCGTAGTTACATGACCCACGGCTCTACCGCTTACACCTACGTCATCATTCATTGTGAATATAGTTGTACCAGTCGCAATCGATGCAACCGTGGCATCCGCATCATTTTTGATTGTGACATCAGTGCTAGAGCCTTGTCCTGTTAGGATAAGCCCCTCTGCACTGGTGTAACCAATTGCAGCGTTGTCACCGCTAGATGTGTCGGCACTTGGCTCAAATGTCGTAGCAGCAACCACACCAGTGAAGGTTGCGCCAGCCGTACCAACTAAACTTTGATTTCCCCCTGTCGGCAAGGTAAGCACGTTTGTTACGCCAGCACTATGATCGTTAGCCTTTATTGTTTGACCATGTGTGTTGTTTTCACAATTAAGAACAATTGTGCCGGGATTATCATTGCCTTTAACAACTACTTTACCAGTGCCATCAGGTGCTA